ATGGTAAAATAGGAGATTGGGTTATGTTCGCCAGGTATGCTGGTGCACGTTTGCCGATTGAAGGTGGAGAAGTGCGAATACTAAACGATGATGAAGTGTTAGGGACCATAGGTGATCCTGAATCAGTTCTTCATTACATTTAACATAGGAAGGAACTATGCCAACAGAAAATGCAAAACCATCAGAAGAATTAATTGATGTCGGCGAAACAGTCGGAGCTGAAATTAATTTAGATGATAAAGGTGTACCTGAAAAGGTAGAAGAAGTAAAAGAAGAGAAGATTGAAGTAGAGCAAGTTGAAACTCCCGCAGAAGATAAAACTTTTGAAAACGAGAGAGAAACTAAACTTGAAAAAAAAGAAGAAAAGGATGAGTTAAAAGAATATAGTGAAGGCGTTCAAAAACGTATTGCTAAATTAACTCGTAAGATGAGAGAAGCTGAAAGACAAAAAGAAGAAGCTTTAGCTTATGCTCAATCTGTTAGAAATACTAATGCTGAAATGGAAGGTAGATTATCTAAAATAGATAGTTCTTATGTTTCTGAATTTGAAAGCAGAGTTAAAACTAGTATGGCAGCTGCTAAACTAGCTCTTAAAAATGCAATTGAGTCACAAGACGTAGAAGCACAAATCGCTGCACAACAGCAATTAGCTGCGCTAACTTTAGATGAAGCAAGACTCAATAACATAAAAGTTGCTAATGAGAACAAACCTCAACCACAACAAAGAGAAGTAAATATAACTCCTCAACAGTATCAACAACCTCAACAACAGTCTGATCCAAAGGCTGAAGATTGGGCGTCTAAAAATACTTGGTTTGGTAATGACTCAGCAATGACATATACCGCGTTCGACATACATAAAAAACTTGTTGAACAAGAGGGATATGACCCTAAATCAGATGAATATTATGCAGAAGTCGACAAAAGAATAAGGGTTGAATTTCCGCATAAATTTGATAAGGTAGAAGACAATACTACAGAAAGAGCAAAACCTGCTCAAAATGTAGCTTCGGCTAGACGTTCAGCCTCGACAAATAAAGGACGCAAAACTGTCAAGCTCACACCTTCACAGGTAGCAATTGCTAAAAGATTAGGTGTGCCACTGGAAGAATATGCGAAACAATTAAATATCACGGAAGGAGTATAGGCATATGGAAAATGAAAAAATAAAAACTTCACGTGCGAGTCAGACTAGAGCGAAAGCTGAAACTAAAAAAGTTTGGACTCCACCCAACTCACTTGATGCACCACCAGCGCCAACTGGATATAGACATCAATGGATTAGAGCCGAGATTCTCGGCCAACAGGACACTAAAAATGTAGCGTCCTCTTTGAGAGAAGGTTATGAATTGGTAAGAGCCGATGAATATCCTGACTCAAATTTTCCAGAGATGACTGAAGGCAGATACGCTGGAGTCATAGGAGTGGGAGGCCTTTTGCTGGCAAGGATACCAGAAGAGATCGCGCTTCAAATCGATGCTTATTATAAAAAGCAAAACGAGGCTAAAGAAGAAGCAGTTAATAACGATCTTTTGAAGGAACAGCACCCAAGTATGAAATTCAGTAATGAATCGAATACTCGTGTAACCTTCGGTGGTACAAAGAAAAGCTAATTATTTAGTAATTCCTACCCAACGAATATATTAAACCGTACTGGAGGCCCTTCGGGGCAGGTACATAAAAAGGAAAACAACTATGGCAAATGCAAGTACAACTGGATTTGGTTTAAGAGCTGTAATGACTGTTGGAAATACTCCAGCAACTTCAGGACAGTCTGAATACAAAATCCAAACAGCACCAGGTGTAGCTTCAAACAAGGGTGATCCAATGAACGTGCAAGACGCAGGTAATCAGGGTTTCATCCAAGATGTTGCATTTACAACTTTAGATAATGGTGGCGTAGGCGGATCAGCTTGGTCAACAGCTGGCGGAAACGCAGAACCACCTTGTATTGGTGTTTTCAACGGAGCTTTTTTCATAAACTCTAATGGAAAACCAACATTCTCTAATAATGTTGTAGCGTCACAAGCAACATCAGTAGACTACAATACTGGTTCAAATGACATAATTGCGTTCGTTAACGACAATCCTATGCAGGAATATGTTGTTAAAGCTGATGCTCAACTAGCGGGAACGGTAGCTGGAGCGCAGGCACTTCTTGGTGCAGCGAATGCAATGAATATGAACAACTACACTGCGACAGATAACAAAGATGGTCAATCGATCTCTACGTTAGACGTCGGCTCGGCGAGCACAACAGCACAATTTACGTTAGTAAGAAACGCTAACGATCCTGAGAACAAGGATCTGACAGCGGCTGGAGCTAACATAATCGTGCAGTTCTTACCGTCAAGTATGCAGTATAACTAATAACAAATAGGAGTATATAACTATGGCAATATCACGAGCACAACTAGTTAAAGAACTAGAGCCTGGTCTAAATGCACTATTTGGACTAGAGTACAAACAATACGCTGATGAGTGGTCTGAGATTTTTGAAACAGAAACATCTGACAGAGCTTTCGAAGAGGAAGTAATGTTAGCTGGTTTCTCAAACGCGGCAGTTAAACCTGAAGGACAAGGTGTAACTTTCGATGACGCTCAGGAAACTTTCACAGCGAGATACACTAACGAAACGATCGCATTAGCGTTCGCAATCACAGAAGAAGCTATCGAAGATAACTTGTATGACAGACTTGCGTCTAGATATACAAAAGCTTTAGCAAGATCTATGGCGAGCACTAAGAACATCAAAGGCGCGGCAGTATTAAATAACGCGTTTGATTCTACTTTTGCTGGTGGAGATGGTAAGGAGCTTTGCGCTACTGACCACCCTACATTAGCTGGTACGTTTTCAAACGAGTTAACAACAGCTGCGGAGTTGAACGAAACATCATTGGAGCAGTCTTTAATCGACATCGCTGCATTCACTGATGAAAGAGGCCTAAAAATTGCAGCACAAGGAACTAAATTAATTATTCCTTCTGCTTTACAATTTACTGCTGACAGACTTATGAATTCTGCTGGCAGAGTAGGAACAGCTGATAATGATATCAACGCAATCAGAAATATGGGAATGATTCCGCAAGGATATTCAGTTAACCATTATCTGACAAATGCGAAGAAATTCTTCATTATGACAGACGTTCCAAATGGTCTAAAACACTTCAACAGATCACCTATCAAAACTTCAATGGAAGGTGACTTTGATACTGGTAATGTAAGATACAAAGCTAGAGAGAGATACGTATTCGGATTCTCTGACCCTAGAGGTATCTTCGGATCAAACGCAACGTAATAAATAATTTAAAGGGGCCGCTTTCAAACGGCCCCTTTTTTCTATATAAGGTGTGAATATGAAAAATTTCCTAGTCAAAATCTATGCGTATCATTATAAAATGGAGCTAACAATTACCTCTATGGATGGCCCATTAGACATAGAAAACGCAATAGTTGACAAACTAGGAAAAGGTGATATAAAATGGGAATATCTTGGAGAAATGAATGATCCAAGGATTAACCGAATAACCTATGAGGAGGTTATTAATGGAGGAGATGATGCAACATCTACAAAGTCTATACCAGGAGAAGAGGGGTCTAGATCTGAAATGGGAACAGGAGCATCTTAAAGAGGGTAGGTATACTCTTAATATGGTTAAGATTGACAGAAAAGTCAGAGACGTAATTAGCCATATAAAACTTGCAGAAGCTAAAAAAGAGCATATGCAAAATAAGATACAGAACTCTGAACCTAAAGTTTCTGTAGCCACTTAAGAGCTACACACAAAATCAACACCAAAACACAGCCCTCTTGCGCTCTAATTAAATGTGATGTATAAAAGACACACTATACAATTAATTAGAACATAGACGCGTATAGTCGACGGCCTAGAGACTATGTTCGGAAAACTAGGAGGATATAATTATGGCATCAACTACATTTTCGGGACCGATTAAAGCGGGAACGATTTCAAATACAACAGGTACAACACTTGGCGATGATGTAAAAAACACAGGTCAAGTTGTAATGTGTCAATCACAAGCAGTGACTCAAGCAGATGGTACAACTAACATCGTACTTCCTGCAAATTCACAAATCGTAGGAGCTGAACTATCAGTAACTGCAATTTGGTCT